GAACGAGCTTTAGATTTCTCAGAGAGTGCAGCTGAAATAGATTCACCAATGCCACCACCAGCCGCAATTCTATCGGTGATGAGGGAACTTAGAGATTTACCTCTAATATCTTTTGCTCGTTGATAATCCATTTATTAACGCTTCTTCTGCCGTTCTTTTATCTTTTGATTTTCTTCTTCAATATATTGTATCAAAAGGGAGATGTAGATATCTCTTTCCCAAGGCATCATGTTTTCAAGTTCAGTCAAGCTATACTTATGGTGTTGCATTAACGAAAAATTCGTTTTATAATAATTACTCAGATTGTCATGACGAAATATTAACCGAAAAAATTCTCTAACCCTTCCACCTCTATCGTGTGGTTAAATCCACACTTACTACAGGTGATGTTTACGTTCTCTTTTAGTTTTGGTAGATTCTCAAAGAATTCTTCCAACTTTCTAAATTGTTCTGCATTGAGGCTTTCAACAAACTCTAGCATCTCTGATGGTGCCGTTTCATGGCCATAATAGAACTGTTCGCCATCATAGATGTATTCAATACTATTTGCAATCATACTAAATGTAATGGTATTGATATCATCATATTGTAACGAATTCTTGACCATGCCAAACTCTGGATACTTTAGTTTCACGGTAATCTTTGGTGTAATTTGTACCTCAGGTTCAGCGGGTTTATCTTGTGTGACTTTAATATCTTGAAGGTTGATATTCTTCTCCATGATATTACCACACTCTTTATCACCTACAATGTTATTGCAACGATACCGAGATTCTACGACCTCACCAACTGATTTGGCTCGTAGATTGATAAAGTAATATTCAATATCGATAATAGGTAACTTATCAATATCAACATTCTCGGTCAATGTGCAGTTGGTCAATATATCACGGATGTTTTGTTGCACCGTGCTGGTCTCATTTGATTCCAGAGCCATCAACAGATTGCGTTGTTCTTTGACCAGAAAAGGTCGAAACTTTATTTTCTTTCTTGAAATCGGCAATTCAATTTCATATGACGGTATATCAAGCTTTGGTAATGCCATTTTATTTTCACTCCATTTTAAAATTATCTACGGAAAGTAGATGCTATATCATTAATTAGATTATTGACTCCAGCGCCAGCAGCACCAACGGCATTACCGCCAAGGCCACCAACGATATTGTTTACAGCATTGATACCAGCATCGACAAACTCCATACCAAGAGCCTGTAGGGAGTTATTCTGCCAGTAGGTGTATGCAAAAGTTACATTGAGTTTATGATAACCATCAGACGACCAATCTAAGTCCATTTGATTCATGGAAATAGGATACGCATCATACAGATTAACAGAATATGATATTTGATTGGTAACATCATATTGATTGACGGTGATAACAGTTGAGTAATCACCTTTGTAACGCATATTGTTATTGTATAATGGGTTGATATAGTTCAACCACGCATCAAAGAAAACCTTTTGTGTCATGTCATCATCAACAATAAAGGTCATATCAATATCAGTATAGGTGTTGAGATATGGATATTTTTCAATTGGTCCGTATGTCTTTTGTTCTGCTGTTGCAAATGTTCTGCCAGGCAGATTAGCATTTTCACACCGATAAGTTAGAGATTTAGCTGATTCAATGTATGGTATCAATGTCAAAGGAATAGGAATGTTCACATCAAATTTATGTGGACGAGATAGGTCTTTTTTAAATGTAGCCTTAAATTCGCTGATATTGCCAGCCATTTTGTTTCCTTGTTAAAATTGTTCCAATGATTCTTGCCACACCTGATTAGCGGTAGCTTTCCTAAACTGCTGAATCGGCAGAAAGGCAGCCACTTCCCACTCATTAGATTGGACGGCAAGTATCTTTGATTGGACATGACCCATCAAATACTTTTTAAAGCATGGTTTGAACTCTTTAAACTGTCTGGAGGCGTTCAAAATTTCATAGCTGACACGCATACGCTGTATCTCATTGTTTTTGTCAAGGGCAGCGAAATCCATCAATTTATCCAGAAATGCAATCCGATACCGAATTGGTAAATAATGTAGGTTCAAACCGGTAAAGTGGTCTTTTTGAATGTCTAATGCCAGTACCAACGGGAATCGGTCATAATATGGTAAGTCTGCCTTTGTTTTTGGGTCATAGTAAAAGAAGTATAAACCACCATTGTGAAAATGATTACCACGGTCCTCACGAGCAATCACCGAAGCGATACCAGTAGGATTGCTTAGTTCACCAATCTTCTTCATCATCCAACGATAAGAATCACGGCTCATGGATTGTAACTGAGCCGCTGATTTCTCTCGTGCTAATTGTGTAAGTTTCGATGTAGGCATTTAAGTATTTAGGTCAGTCCTAAATGCTCTTCAGTCAGGACTTTGAACTCCCAACCACGGTCTAGAGCAAACTCGGTGGCTGCTTGCCATTTAGATTGATTGATACCCCAGGTGGCGACTTCCTGTATATACTGCTTAGTCACTCGTTTGCGTGGTTCTGGTGGCACGGATTGTTTCTTTGGTTTGACTTCAAGTATCATGGTTTTTAACTTACCATCTCTGGTACGCATCTTGACCAGAAAATCAGGAAAGTATCGGTGCCATTGGCCATCAACAGGTGACTTATAGGGTATGATAAGTTCTTCTGAAGCCCACGAGATAATTTCAGGATTCTTATCTAACCAGTTCATAACTTTTGCTTCCCAGCTTGACCGGTAGACAATATTGTTGTGGTCTCCAATGTATTTTTGAGGATTAGAAGGTGTAAATCGTCCAGAATATGCCATAAATATACTTATATCTTTTTATTTAGAGGATTCAATGGCTATCATTTCCATACCAACATCAATCGGTGGTGTATCAATACCAGGTAATATTATCAATGGTCCGTTAGGTGCCTTGTTTGGTAATAAATTTGGCATTAACAGTTATCAATATCCACGAGATTTGGGTTCAGCAACAAAAGGCCATATTGTCCAGTTTTCAATTAATGAGATTCAGCCTATTACTTATGAAGAGGCCACCAAGTTTATAAAAAATCTAAATGTCATTTCAAAAGATGGTTTAAACACAGAAGGTCTTAAAGAAAACTTTAATACAGTCAAAAACTTTTTTACGGGTGACGCTCAAAAGACTTTAAATTTCAAACCAAAGAAGAAACGTAAAGTTGCAACTATCTCTCTATATATTCCAGATACTCTAAACTTCCAATACAATGCAGGTTATGGTAATCTAAGTTTACAAGAAGTGGCGAATGAAATTGCCTCATCAAAAGCTGTTTCTGCTTTACAAAATGTGCCCAAATTAGGAACACTTGTAAAAATGGGAACAGCAGGATTATCTGCAGCACAATCAAATGCAGCTAAGTTAGCATTATCAACACAAGGTCTTGCAATTAATCCACAACAACAATTACTGTTTGATGGTATTGATTTCAGAACCTATCAAATGGCATTTACTTTCACACCATATTCTCGGCAAGAAGCAGAGGCTGTAAAAGAAATCGTAAAGTTATTTAGATACCACGCTGCACCACAAATTACAACTGCGGCCGCAGGTATGTTCTTTGTACCACCATCTACATTTGATTTAGATTTTCTTTTCAATGGCCAGCGTAACAACAACATCACACGAGTGGCAGAGAGTGTAATTGAAAACATTGATGTAAACTATGCACCAAACGGTTGGGCTGCACATGATGATGGTGCACCAGTGCAAACTACATTGACAATCAACTTCAAAGAAATCGAACTCATCGATAAAGATAAGATTAAGGCAGGTTATTAATGCAATACTTTGATACTTTACCTAAAATTGTTCAAACCGATAATGTCGGTGTTTCTCGTGTATTCACTAATTTAATGGCACGAGCCAGTATTATACCCGATGTGTTAAAGAATCCTCTTGTATACTATTCATATGACATACAAGAAGGTGATACACCTGAAATCGTAGCGTATAAGTATTATGGTGATTCGTATCGGTATTGGATTGTATTGTTTGCCAACGAACTGCTAGACCCACAATGGTCATGGCCAATGGACTCCAATGTGTTTGATGCCTACATGGCCGAAAAGTATCCGTCAGGCAACACAACAACCACAGTATACAGTTACGAAAAGAAACTGACACAGACTGATAACTCGACCAATACAGTCACCATTAATACAATTGATGTGAATGAAACAACCTATAACAGTATCGTTGAGAATACACAAACCTACACCATTGGTAATAGTACCGTTACAATACAAACTACAAAGCGGATTGTTACAATATACGATTATGAATACGAATTGAATGAATCAAAACGCAAGATAAACATACTAAACTCGGTCTATGTTGACCAAATGGAGCAACAGTTTAAAGCATTGATGTCACAATAATATGGAAAACAATCAGACGGTACCTGTTGTTGAATCTCCAGGTGCGTATTATCCTCAAGACTATTCAATACAAACTCTTAATCTGCTGACCGCAAGTGGTCAACGATTTGAGTTAAAGCGTCTATTGGTTGAATTATCATACTATGAGGATATCTATAGCTTTGTTACTTCTGGTTATGTTACATTGGTTGATTCGCAAGGTTTCTTAGAACTGTTTCAACTCAGCGGTAACGAATTCATTGAGATTAACTTTGGTAAAATAAGAACAGGCAGCAATTCAACTGACCAATTGTTTCGTGTGTATAAAACCAGTGACCGAAAGCCAAGTGGTAATATGAACAGCGAAGTGTATACATTATACTTTTGTTCGGAAGAATTATTATTGTCAGAACAAATCAAAATCAGTAAATCATATTCAGGCAATACAATTTCATCAATGATTCAAAATATTTTGACAGAAAAACTGAAAGTAAAAAAAGACAATATTCAGTTGATTGAAGAAACAATTGGTGTGTATGATTTTGTGATACCAAGATTAAAACCATTTGAAGCCATTAGTTGGTTGTCAACCTATGCACGACCAAAGGTTACGGGTGTAGTTGGTGCTGATATGTTATTCTTTGAAACAAAAAATGGTTTCAACTATCGGTCATTACAGTCTATGTTTAAAGACCCTATCTATGGCACTTATCGATATCAAGCCAAAAATATTGAAGATTCGGTACAAGACTTTCAAGAAAAAACAATTACGGTGTTAGACTATGAGTTTGTTAAAACTTATGATGCACTCAAAGACATCAACTCTGGTACATTTGCCAATAAACTGATTTCAATTGACCCATTAGCTCGCACATTTAAAACGACCGAGTTTAATTATAAAGATTACTTTGAAAAGAAAAAGACAGCCTCTCTTAATAAAAATGATGTGTTGGTGCCATTGAAAAATAGATTAGGCAAAACACAAAATGAGTCCTATGATTCTCGTATCAAAGTATTGACATCCAATGCATCACAGAATCAATTACAGTATGTCAAAGAAATACCTGGTTCGGTCGCCAAAGATATAGCGATTGAAAATTATATACCACTCAGAACGGCACAACTTGGCCTTGCAAACTATACGGTGGCTAAGATTACAATACCTGGTGATCCTGGTATTACTGCTGGTCGCACCATTGATTTTAATTTATTGACATTGAAACCTACAACCAACAAAAAAGAGTTGGATAGATATTATTCTGGAACATACTTGGTGACCGCAGTAAGGCATATTATCACTTCTGGTGGTGCATATCAAACAGTATTAGAAATTACTAAAGATAGTTCACCAACAGCATATTCACAGATTAATAATAACAGTCCTGAATTTAGGGAAGCAGTGAATGAATAACTTTTTAGGTAAAGACGGATTTAATTGGTGGTATGGTGTCGTTGAGGACACAAATGATCCATTAAAAACAGGTCGTGTGCGAGCTCGTATATTTGGCTATCACACCGACAACCTACAAGAATTACCAACATCAGGCTTGCCTTGGGCTCAGCCAGTATTAACACCAAGCAATTCTAAAACATTTAGTCCACCAAGATTGGGTGACTATGTAATGGGATTCTTCTCTGACGGAGAATCGGCACAGGCACCAGTGATAATGGGTGTGTTTCCTGGTTTTGAAACATCATATGATAAATCAAAAGGTTTTTCACCACAGAGTAATTTAAAGCCAGCAACACCACCGGCCGGCCAAATACAGTATCAAGTTGGTCAACCAACAATTGCACCTTTAGCACGAGGTCAAGTTGCAAATACAGCAATTTCACAGGCCAATGCCAATTTGGCTCATGTATGTGATATACCGGCAGGCATAAAGTTTGAGATTGCTAAATTAACAATATCAGTTAGTGGTTTTATTAACACATTGAGAACTGAAATTGAGGCACTATGGGCCAGCACAACAGGTTCACCATTTGCGGATGAAATTCGTAATGCTATAAAAACAATTAAAGCCAAAATAAAACAGATACAAAAGTTTATTCGTGACCAATTGGAACCATTAGAAGATATACAAGCATTTATACAATCATTACGAGATTTAATTGAATACATTGCCACACTACCAGCTCGTATTGCAGCTTTTCTCCGTGATTGTCTAAGTAATGCTACACAAGGTATATCTGAAGCAATTAGTGTGGGCCAAGATATTGCCAAAGAAATTGAAGGCATACGGCAAGACCAATTGGCCGTTATTCAAGATAGATTGATTGTTGTTGAAAATGAAAAGCCTCTATCTACTCCTGTTTTTGAGAAACCATAATGACAATATACGCATGGACTGAACCTGAATCAGCAGCCAATACCGATTATCAACCGATATATCCGTATAATACGATTCAACAAACAGAAGCTGGTCATTCATTTGAAATGGATGATACACCAACTCGTGAGCGGGTTCGTCTACAACACCGTTCTGGTTCGTTTATTGAAATGCACCCAAATGGTGATGAGGTACATAAAATTATTGGTAAAGGTTACGAAATCATTGCCTCTGATAAGAATGTATTGATTAAAGGTGTTTGCAATATTACGGTTGAAGGTGATTCGGTGCTAAATGTAAAAGGTGATGCGTATACACAGATTGATGGTGATGCCTATGAGAATATCAAGGGTAGCGTCAAACAAGTGGTACAAGGTGATTCTCGTTTGATTGTCAATGGTGATATTGATATTGATTCGTCTGGTGACATCAATCTAGGTGCCTCGACAGTCAATATCAATGCCGACCTGATGGTGCGTGGTGACATTGGTTGTTCACAATCAATACAAGCTGATGGTAATATCACCGCCAAGATTTCATTATCAGCCACCAAATCAGTTGAAACGATTGGTTACATGATTGCTGGCACCACGATTGATGCAGGTGTTTCTGTATTTGGACCAATGGTATCTGATATGTTTGGCTCGGTGCAAATGTTCCGTATGAAAGTCAATCAGCACGTTCATATTGGTAACAAAGGTTATCCAACATCACCACCAACTAGACCAATGGAGACATAATGGGAAGTATATATGGTCGCTTAGGATTTAATTTTGATACCGCCAATTTTGATGGTGATGATACACTTTCACCTGGCGTTTTAAACTATCTCAGTAACTCATCTATCAATCTCTCTGAGTGGCAGATAGGTGACCTTGCAAACACCGCTGTTGGTGGTTATTATGAGAATCCATACAATGATAACCTTGGTGAGTTGTCGGTGTTTATCACAGGTATTGCAGAATATGCTAACACAG